TTAGCTCTGAGTAGCTCTACCAACTTTGTGGCAAATGTTGTCTTACCGGAACCAGGTAATCCCATAACGAGAAAAATTTGTGGATGCGTTTCCATATTAAACCTCAACTAGATACTTGTGTCTATCAACATAATACAATGCCTGCTGCCATGCACCAATCTTAACAATAGATTCATTATGATCATCTTGAACAATAATCTTCGTAGTATTATGTGGCGTTGGTACAAGACGCTTTGTCTCGAGTTTGTATTCCTTTACTACAGATTGAGAAATTCCAATGCTACTAAAGTCCATTGGCTCAATGCAGTCTTCATACGAAACTAACTTCACATACGGCTTGAACTTCTCATACACAATCCTCCACATCATTAGTTGTTCAATGAATATGTTGGTATACAGGTGAAGCCAAGAATAGTAAACAGTTGCCTCATTATATTGCACTCGAGTGTTAACATCTTTGTTTGTGAAGATAAACTGACTTTCGTTTGTACTATGATCCTTTGCCCACTCTGGCGACTTTGGTGCAAGCTCTGTTCTATACCTTGCGTTGATCATTGATATATACTGAGCAACAATATTTTGCCTGTGGGTCATGTAAATGTTGACCCCATTCTTACAACAATAGTCAATAAAATTTATATCTATAGACTGCTTATCAGTCTGTTCTTTTGCTGTCCACTGATGTTGTGATTGTTTAATTATATCATTTCTCTGATTGCGAGCCTTACCATACCCTATGTGCGCGCCGCCTCTTGTTTCCCCATTGTAGTATGTGCCAGTCAGGCTTGTTCTCATCTGCTTAAATAAAGATGTTTGCCTGTTCTCAGGGGTGTTGTAATTATACATTCTTACACAACTATGCAACTCACCAAGATTGATGTTTTTGTTTGCATAAGCAAGTATATCAGACAACATGGTGCTGCCAGATCTATTTGTAAATACAACAAGATCACTCATCAACTTCTCCTCAGACGCTCACCGCTGCCAAGTGTCTTTGGGTCTGTACCATCTGTTACATATTGATACGCACCTTTATTATAGGCAATAGCAATTCTCTTACTCTTGGCAATGATTTCGTCTTGAATTTCAGGAGTCTCCTTGGCAAGAGACATTGGGTCCATTACGCTACTTCTTGAAGTCCAACATGAGGTGTGCTGCAACGAAGGAAGTGTGCTAGCGACCTCGCTCCCAGGACGAAGAGGACGGCGATCTGGTGCCGCATACACAGAGCGGACATCCATATATTTCCGTGCATCATATTTCTTGGCAATCGTGCCCCGAACCTTGCGCTTCTTCTTTGTCTTAAACTTTGGATTTGTATAAACAATCATCGATTTATCTCAACTAAATGTTGGTGGGCTCTCAGAATATCAACGCACTGTGACCACACTCTTTGATTTGAAAGAGGCCTATTATAGGGAGTAGGTACAAGTGGAATATTTTTGTTACTGCTGTAATATGACTTTACCACATCATCTGATATACCAAACTTTGTAAAATCGTTTGTTAGTATATTTTCATCATAAGAAACTATATTGATTCTACCTCTATACCTATCGTAAATCTGTCGCCAGGACATTAACATTTGCAAAAAAGAAATTAAAAATTTAGTAACTTGTTGATCTGGCCACTCAACATATTTGTAATTAGATATATTATGTTTTGTTTTTTCATTGTATAAAAATCCACCAGGATCTTCTTTAAAATATTGTAATCTGTATGTTGCATTGATAAACGATAAAAATTGGTCAACAATATTTGCTCTGTGTGTTAACCAGACAGTAGTATTGCTTGAATGTACACAGCGGTCAACAAATTTTGAATACGCTGCTCCAGCATAAAATGTTGCTGCCTTTGCCACCCAGTTGTTTGTTTTATTGAAGAATTCTATTCTTTTTTGTATTTCCCCATAATATTTGTAGAGTAGATTGATATTGTTTGCGCTGCGGGCATCAATATACATGTAGGTTATATCTTCCTGGCCAGGAGCAGTTATCCAATGCTCTACATAGTTTACACTATTAGTAGTATGGCGCAGCAGCTCAGATAGATACATGCTACCTGTTCTGGGTGTGAAGAGGATTAGATTGCGTGCCATTTGTGCGTTATTATACAGATATTACTAGTCTATGTCAACAACTAAATTCCTAATAAAATCAACAAGTTACACAGTCCCAACTTTCTTCAGCCGTTCAGCGGCCTCTGCAGCTACCACTCTTTCGCGAAGTTCAGCTGTGGAGAAGGTATGCTCGCGTTTATTGAAATAGAGCTCAATGTTCTTGTTAATACACTGAAAGCGACCGGTAAAGTCTTTCCCCTCATATTCATTACCAAGAATACGAACGTCAATAGGATACGATAGAAGAATATCCAAGAGATCACTCTCTGTTGTGTACATAACAATTTCATCCACATACTTACAAGCCTGAAGTTGAACATATCTTTCAAATACACTTTGCACTGGCTTATTTTTTTCCTTTCTATCGATTGTTGGGTCTGTTTGTAAGCCAACAATTAAATAATCACATTGGGTCTTTGCTTCCCTCAACATAATAACATGGCCAGCATGGAAGAGATCAAAAGCAGAGCATGTAAATCCTATTTTCATAATCCAATGTTCCTCTTAGTGAACTTAACCAAAATATTACTGTTGTAAAACTTATCTGACTCTAACACTTCAAATTTAAATTGTAGCTTTGCTTCCCAATAATTTGTTTCGCCGCGCGTCTTGCATAGCCTGACAATTGTTCTCTTAAAGTTTTCTTTACCAAGCCTTTCAATGTCTTCAAGCAAGTACGGAGATGACCCATAGTAGTCTCTCCAATCAGACTCCTTACGAGTCTTTCTTTTCTTTCCCTTGACTTGCTTAGTACCAGCTTTAGTGAAGTACTTACGGCCCAAATAACGTCGGCCGTCAATTAGATTCTCTATCTCATAGATGAACCCATAGTAGCCCTCAATGTCTTCACCTGTTAATTCTTTATCGTTGTATAGCCACATAATAACCTCTTAAGGTTATTTATGCGTCAGTTCATCACCCTTAGCTGTTTACCTTCCTTCAATCCTTTAATAAAGCCAGGACTCAGTGAAGTGTTATAATCTGCGGGCCGACCTTGAATTGTTGAAACTCTATTACCAACAACACAAACAACAGGAGGTGGGTCCATTATGCACTTAGTAATACCAATATTATCTTGGATTGATAATATACCATCTATTGTTGTATCCACGCCACCAAATCTAGAAGTATACTCTCCTTCCATTTTACTAATTAGCAACTTTGCCATGTTTGGCGTGATGCAATAGCTGTGGGTGCCTTCAAATTTAGGTATATCAATGAATGATGTTTCACCACCAGGATGAACATAGTCATCTTTATTACCAACTCTATAACCAAGCATCACGAGCTTGTCGTCTGGTATTTCTACATTGAAAAAATCGTGGCGGACAACAGCATCATGTTCAAACACACAGCATGCGTGTGGCTGTTCTGCAATAACTCTCCAAAGTTTAAGATGGCTTGCAGTGCATCCTATTTCACCACTGCAATTTGACATCTTAAATGTGAATCCAGTTTCTTGAGAAGCCTTATAAGAATCTGCCTGCTCAACACCTTTCCATAATGTATATGGAATATTGTTATCTTTGCATGACCGAGCACATTCATTTGCATATTCAATAGATTCCTCTCTTGATATGTAAATGATATATGCGTGTCTTACATTACGCGGCCCAGACATCTTTCCACGAACCAGTCAATGCACCCTTTGCATAATCTGTTGCTCTATTCTCAAAGAAGTTTGTGTGGGTAGGAGCATTAATCATCTCCTCAACCCAAGGAAGTGGATTCTTTTTTACCTTAAAGATTCCCTTCATCCCCAGTGATATGAGACGGCGATCGGCAATGTATCGGATATATTTCTTGACGTCTTCCGAAGTAAGATTTTCCATCTCGCCCCCCTCGAACGCCAAATCAATAAATTGATCTTCGAGTTCGACCATCTTAGTTGCAATAGTATATATTTCAGATTTGAGTTCATCGTTCCACAACTCCCTATTCTCTTCGATATAGGTTCTGAACAATTTAATCATACCTTCAGCATGCTGTGTTTCATCAACAATACTCCAGGTAATAATTTGACCCATTCCTTTCATCTTGCCATGCCGTGGGAAATTTAGTAGCATGATAAACGAGCTAAACAATTGCATACCTTCAGTGAAGGCAGAGAATGCAGCAATGTTCTGTGCAATTCTCTTCTTATCACTTTTTGTAAACTTTGTTAGATAGTCATGCTTATCCTTCATTGCCTGATAATCAAGGAACTGATTGTATGTATCTTCTGACATACCAAGTGTTTCAATCAAATGTGAGTATGCTGCAACATGGAGAGCCTCTCTTGCAGCAAAGCCAACAAGCATCATTCTAATTTCTGGCTGAGGGAAGAATGGAAGGTAGGTTTTGATATAGCCGCCGGCCACATCAATATCACCCTGCGTGAAGAATCTAAAGATTTGTGTCAGGAAGCTCTTTTCATTTTCCTTAAGTTTTTGCTTCCAGTCCTTCACATCTTCTGCCATAGGTACTTCTGAGTGGAGCCAGTGGCTTTGCTCATGCTTTAACCACGCATCATAGGCCCAAGGATAATTGAAGGGTTTAAAATAGCTTCTCTCATCCATAAGTGTTAATTCTTTTGTTGTCATTTTTCTATCCACCCTGTGACTATGTACTTTTCTCCACTTAGTGGCTGGTTGCCTCTATGTGCGTGTGTAAAATAAGCAGGCCAAATTAATAGTTGGCCCATAACTGGTTTAAATCTAACTTT